GCGCCGGCCGCCGTCCGCAGCAAACAGCACGGCTTCACCAAAGCCCACTGGCTGCACGTTAATGCCGCCATTGGTTGAGTGTAGGTTTACCCCAACATCGCCAGGAGAGAAGATAACCTGCCCGTCAGCGATGTACTCATACTCCAGGGCCCCCACCAGCAGAGACTTGTGCCCGTACACCCACTGGATTGGCGACCGGTAGATCGCGGTGAACTGCACAGAGTCGTCAGGGTCTACTTCCGGGGGATCTGCTGAGGGGTCGCTAAATGCATTCCACTGCCCAACCTTGGTTGTCCACACGGTCTCAGATTCAGAGGCCAGGGGGTCGCCAGATAAAACGCGGAAGCTTTGAGACCCCGCCAAAACAAGACGGCCGTTGAATGACGTGCATGCCGCAGGGTAATTATTCTCCTCCCACTCCGCGGGCGTGTTGGAAAACGTAATCGAGCTGAAGGTGTAAGCGCCGCTACCCGTGGCAAAAAACAGCTGCTGTGGCGCGTGTTTTGGGTGAGTGAAAACAATCTCTTTGTTGGCATAAGGCGACTGCACGTACTGAACATCTTCCAGGTCGACAGCCTCATACGGGGTCGTAAGATCGACCTCGCCAAGCTCAGCAGATCCATTTACAAACAGCTGGATGTACCGGATATTGAATTGCGGATTGCTGTACTCGCGCTCTCCCTCCAGGGTCTGCGCCTCAGCGCGAACACGAATATACAAAGTCCCTGTCCACCCGGTAGTGGGTAGGCTGATATTTTCCTCAACAGTAAACACCGAGCCTGTCTGCGGGAACTGAGCATGGGCGTATGACCGCTCAAACAATGGGCTCGAAAAATCCGCATTGGCAGAGACAGTGAACGTCAGCGTATAACCACCAAATCCTTCGGCCGGATTGCTGAAGTATTGAGCCTCGTACCGCAACGTGGCGACACTGGTGGCCACCAACACCGCTGCCGTGCCAGTCATATCTACAACCGCATCTTCCCTGGTGGGGAACTTGTAGAGCCTGGGAACCAGCCGAGCGACGTTATTGGCCTCAATATAAAAACCCCCAAGAGGGCCCTCGCCATTGGCGCCGTCGTACTGCGGAGGATCAAAGATCCAGTTGGTCTTTTCATTGAAGTTGAAGTTTTTGACTGTGTTGCGACGGAACAGGATCGTCCCGCCACCGCCTGATAGATCAACCTCAGAAAGATCGCCGGCCACAAAGTCATTGATGTTGACCAGCATCTTCACGTCTTCATCACCCAGGATCACCAGGGCTCGCTCATTGGCAGACGTCAGGTAGGGGATGATGCGGGTCTCTGGGTCAGTGAGCTCCAGCACATATCGAGATCCAGGAGTGCGCTGCGCTGAGCCTTGATTGGTCGGCCAGAAGTTCTGCATGAGCAAAACCGCGCTCTTATACTCCTCGGTGTTGGCCCTCATCAGCATCTTTGGCGATATCTCGCCGCTCTGGAATGACCGTTGGATATGCATGCGCTTTGTCATTTGTCGTCAAACTCCACATGAATGTGGGTGTCTTCCACCACAACATCCCATTTAGGGCCCAGTATGTCGCGTAGTCGCGCGGCCATTTCCTGCTTGATGTGATTGGAGAGCTGGGTGCCAGAGCCATCAGCCCAGGTGCGAATATCGAAAGCGAGCCCGGCGTAATGCTTTGAGCCCGGCTTGTGAACCCCGTCCAGAATGGAAGTGGCGGTGAACGGGTGCCCCATGTCATCAAGGGCCGTCTCACAGACCAGCATTGCCATCACTGTCTCAGGCTGAATGCCGTTAAAGTCGACGCCTTTCTTGATTCTCATGGTTACCTACTTTATGTGACTGTACGCCCTCAGTGCCCAATACGCGTACCAGCGTCTAAACCACCCGCAGCCCTCTGCTTTGAGTACGCGTCTGAAGTACACGTCAGCGGGCTTCTGTGTTGATGTTGGCAGCTGGCCTTTCTTGATCAGCCTACAAAGCGCGTCGTGGGCCAATGACGCGACAGCCATGTCAGGCGTATCGATAGCGCCCGATGCCATGTCCCACACAAACCCCGACTTAACCGTGAGCGTCCCGTCGTAAGACAGCGAACAGGCGTCAGTGACCGGGAACTCCAATACGGCGTCGTAGCCTTCTATCTGCGTGTAGAAGACCTCCTGCTCGAGTAGGACGTAGCGTTTATTCCCGACACGCTTGTAGTGTATAGACCTACTCTTCATCTGCACCTACTAAGAGCCCAAGACGCCGTCTGGTAATAGATTCAAAGACGTCAAAGCCACAGTAGCTATGACCCAAAAAATGCGCTCTTTAAAATGCCTTCCTTCCTTAGTTCCACTGGCAAGATCCGCTATTTTTTCGTCAATCAAACTGTCAACACGCGCTTGGAGGCGCGCCAACTGCTCGTTCTGAGAGCCTATTCTTTCCTCTACCCGTGCGAGCGTCTGCATAGCCTCCATGAGACCATCTAGTTTAACTTCGATACGAGTAAGCCTTGCGTCGTCCACACGTCGCTCCATATTAGAAAACACAATCTTTTCCGCCATCATGGCGGAGTCTCAATGGTCCCGCTCCAATAAGTTAGAGCAAAGTCAGAGATAGACCCCGAGGTGTACCCGTTTGAGACGTACATTTCCCGCATGTTCTCGTAGCCAAGGTCAGTCAGATACTCAGTACGCATGTCCGCGAGAGCGCCGGAATAACCAGCGTCCCGCAGAGCAGCGAACATCGTGTCGTTAATTTGGGCCATTAAGAGCTGGCTTCAAACAACGGCGACGACAAAGTTACTTCCCAGCCCGAACCGGCGCCCTCTACGTTAATCACGTACTCATTCACGCTGTTCTGCACGTAGTACGCATGCACACCGACAATGTTGGTATTGATCGCAGCCACCAGGGCAGAGATCGCTTCCTTGTTGTCAGTCGCGCCAGACGTTGCGGCAAGCACCGCCTCTGCAGCATTGACTTCGGTGCCTTCGGCGTCATCAACAGCAACGCTAACGCCGACATCCCATGCATCCGGGACTGTCAGGTTGCCATCCATTAAAAACTCAACCATGGCCCCGCGGACCTGATTACCCTGTGATTGCTTCAATGAAACTGAACGTGCCATTACTTGGACTCCTCAAGAAGGCGCTCAATGACCCTCTTATAAGTGCGGTGCAGGAAGTGGGATTTATCGCCAGTAAGCACCGCGCTATCGACGTAAAGGGAAACGAGCCCGACAGCATGACCAGTGGTCACAATGTCGGAATCGCTGCCATCCAATGACACAGAGAACACGGTATCGGACGTGTAGTCCGAAATATTGCTCTTTGCGAATCTGTACAAATGCTCGAGCGCACCGATGACTTCTTGCGGGTTCGCAACAGATACAGATGAGCCGATCTTGATAGCAACCTCATTGGCTCCCAGGGTAAAAGACCCGGTGCCTACGCGAGCTGCGGTTTTTGGACTAGACGCACCCAGTGCTACGTGCGTGTCTGCGGTCATTGTCATCATTCACCTCCTTGGCTACTTCCGACAACTACTTAACTGGGCGTTTCTGAGGAGCTCTCTTCTTCGCCAAAATCGACGCCCTCGGTGCCACTGTCTTCAGTGCCGGCGTCTTCCTGTGATGCGTCTACCTGCTTTGGCTTGCGCTTAGCGGCGGGTTTTTTCTTGGGCTTCTTGAGAGCCTTAATGCAATTGGCCACAGCTTGCTCGGGGAGCTTCAGAGCAATCGCGATTTTCTTCGCGCTCTCTTCGCCGGCCTCGAGATACTCGGCAATCGCTTTACGATCTGTTTGGTTTGTCCCTGTTTTTAATGGCATGTCTGTCTTCCTGTGTAGTTAGAAACGAGGCCCTTATGGGCCCCGCCCTATACTACGCCTGACTTAGCTGGTAGCCAATGTCAGTTTAACCAGCTGCTCGTCTTCAACGCGGATCGCGCCGTAGATGGAGTTGGTGTAGATGCGCCATGCGAAGCTGATGCTTGGATCTTTATCAACTTCAGTCTGGATGTCCTGGTTCATCAGGAGTCCGATTGCATCGCGAGTCATCGCAAAGCAGTCAACGTCTGAGCCATCACCGGTAGGCGAGGTCAGGCGAGTAGACACAATCCAGGTGTAGCCCATCCAGGACTCGACATAACCCTTGGACGTCAGCGGCTTCAGCGCGTTGTAGTCACCGCTGGTTGCCTCTGTCAGCTGGAGCAACTTGCGAGCCTGCTCAGGAGAGATCACGAAGACCTTATCCGTATCAGGGTCGATATCGTTGTTCATGAAGATCTCGCTGACAGCAGTCACTGCGTCAAACGTGATCAGGCCGGCAGATCCATCGATCGCCTGTGCAGCCGGGAAGGCTACGGAGTTGCCATCACCATCGCGCGAAGCACCAACAGCTGCAGAAATGATCTCGTCATCCTGGGCTCGACGCATCGCCATGCCCTGTGCTTTCGCATAGGTGCTGTTAGGGTCGATCAGGAGCTGGACCACGTCTTTCTTCTCGGTCACATCACCAGTGTGATATTCAACCGGAATCGCCTTACGACGGCTGAAAGCAGTCTCGTCATCGGGAGTGGCAGTCTTGCGAGTGGTCTTCTGGGTGGCCGCGGTCGCAGCAACTCGCTCAAAGTTGTAGGCTTCTACAGACTCTGAAACTTCCTGGACGTAGGGACGAAGACGGTTGATGCCCTGCTGGGCCAGGTGCCGAACGGTGCGCTCGAACCCCTGTACATATACATTGTCAATTGTTGCGCTCATGGGTAGGACCCTCCAAGTTGAGCGTTAATAAAAACTCATTCTCGAAGGCCTACCCGCAACCGGAACCTTTTATCAGACTCGGACCAAATGGCTACCCGGTTGTCTGATGGCTGAATTTTATGCTTGCGTGATCAACAAAGCAATAGGGTGCTCACGTCTGCATCATCCTCAACAATTCAATCTTCCGCTTACTCAGCCGCTGGAAGTCTGGATGCGAGGGATGCATCGGACGTCCGCCGTTCTCTTTGAACAGTCGATTCTCGATCTCAGAAAGCTGCGCCTCAGCTTCCGCCGGAGTCATCTTGCGATCGCCTCCATCGCTTTGCTGGTTAACGGTCGCGCCTTCTTCACCCAGCTGGGCCAGGCCGTGGAGCCACCGGGCATCCGCCGCGGAGAACTCACCCTTCTCGAACGCCTGTTTAAACGCGTCCGGGGTGTCCTCATTGTTCGCCAGAAAGGCATTGATCTCGCCAACGCGGTCATCGTATGCCTGGCCCCACTCGGTTTTCAGCAGAGAGTGCTGCTCTTTGAAGTGATCCTCCCGCCGCTGCCGCTCCTCAGCGAGGGCACCCTGGCGCTCAGCAATATCCTTAGCGAATGCTTTTTGCGTCATTCCCAGGGCGTGAGCGCGAGCCTTCTCCCGGCCAAGAGTGTCAGCATCGAGCTCTACGCCTTCGGGGAGCGTGTAGTTTTCAGGGTCTGATGGACGGCCAAGCTTGTTAAGCACCATGCCCATCGCTTCATCGTCATCTTCCGGGGGCACCATGATCATGCCAGGAGCTCGCTCGAGCACTTTGCGCTGGAACTTGCCTACGTCTTCCTCGCCGGCCTCTGCGCTTGGGAGCCGGATTGAGTTGCCCAGGCTATCGGAGACGCCTTTGACCTCACTCTTCCAAGACTCAATATCTTTCGAGCCTTTGATGAACGGGGCATCCCGCAGCGCACTGCGAAGATCAGCCTCCGGTACCGTATCTACCCAGGTTTGACCGCTATCGCCGCCGCCTTCGTTATTGGTCTCTGACATTTGTCACCTCTGATAATTCACGCAAATACGCCACCACGTCCCGCTGTCCAAGCCGGTAATACGTGTCATGCGGGTCTTCGCCTTTAAGAGATCCGCTCTCAAACGTCTGCGACATCAACCCAAATAACGCTTTGCCGCTGTCTGTATTGAGAGCCGACCGAACGATCTCCGCCTTCTCGCGGAGCCTTTCTTTCCACTGCTCTTCAGCTTCCTTCCTACTGTGTCTGGTCACTCATTGCCTCCTGTGCCGCCTCTTCACCGGCAGCCACTTCTTGCACTGCCTTGCCTTGCTGCTCAGCCAACATTGCTTGCTCGGCTTGCTGTTGATTCTGTTTGCGCTCAGTGCGCTTTTTCTTCACCTCAATGTCGCTATGCATCAACGTGGCAGGGATGTTGAGATCCTCGCCATACTGCCGACCGACACCGACGTCATCGACCACGTCCAGAATATCCGGCAGGACTGCCGCCATGTTGCCCAGACCCATAGTCCATCGCTCAATCGCCGCAGCTTTGTCACTGTTCTGAGCTCGCACCAGCGACCCCATGTACTCAATGTCCAGTTCAGCGTTGGCATCGATGACCTCTTGAGGCGGGGGAGGGATGACGCCATCACGCGACAGCATGCGGAACACTCGGGACACCAGGGGATCAAGCAGGTCAGACTGCAGCCGGCCCATGGTCGGACCCAATAATCGCTGCATCTGCTCGTATCGAATCTGAGCCTCGGTCGCCGTCATTGGCTGAGCCTGGGGGCTTGGGAATGTCAGTTGATCCATGAAGAAGTAGTTTCGAATAGCGTCCTGCAGCTGCTCCACCATCATATCCGAAACATTGATCTGACCACCGGTAAGCAGGGGCTTGATGCCTTCTACGCTTCGAACCACTGTCAGGCTGGCTGCGCTGACGTCCAGATCAGTAATCAGGGATCGCTCTTCGGCCATCATGGGAGGGTCAATCATTTTCTCACTGGAGATCATCTGCATTTCACGCGCCTGGTTCAGCGACAGCACGTCAGCCAAGGCGATCATCGCCGGGCTATTGCCCCACTCAGAATCGGAAGTCTTGCGCCACCGGGGAGCAAACACCGGCATTTCGTAATAGCCGACCGGCTTGCCTATGGTCTCTTTGGTATCCTTGAGAATGTATCGGGCCTCATACGGGCGCCGGCTCCTGGCCACCTTCTTCGTTGGCGCCGTAACCTTGTTGCCGGTGGGGTAAACACACCAGATGACATCCAGGCGGTCAGTGCTGCCCTTCTCCTCCAGGGCCTTGATGCTCTCAGGGACGTTGTCACCAAACTTGGAGAGGATCTGCGTGGGCGTCCACTTGAGGTGACGAAAGAATCGCTCAATGTTTCCCCGAGCATTGCTCTCAAAATAGCCTTCTTTGATCGGGATTGAGTTGAACTCGAGGCCATTCCAGGTGTTCGCCGGGCCGCCTTCCTCCTCCAAGCACAGGAACGCAGTGCCGAACCCGGCCACGTCCTGGTACGTCTCATTGACCTCGAGATTGAAGTTGGAGTCCTGCAGGGCAAAGAACACCTTCTTGCTGCCGTCCTCAAGCCACTCCTTGGCTGCTTTGTTCTTATTCAGCTTGGAGTCGCGGAACCGCATCAGAAACCACTGTGATGCCGGGCTGGTCAGAGCCCCGTGGAGGCTGGCTGCCAGCATCTGGTGCGCCATGATCGCCGTGGAGTCATAAGCATCGCGCTCCCGGAACCAGTCTACCGAGAGCTCATCACCGGTATTGTCGAAGAAGTCACCGCGGTAGGGGAGGATGTAATCAACGATAGCCTCCCACATGCGCTCGATATTGGTACGGTCAGAGCACAGCTTTGCGTACCTGGCCAACAGCTTCGTATTTAATTCGGACATTTCGGCGCACCAATCGATAAAATCGATCACATAGTAGCACCTTGATCGACTAAAAAGACCGTTTTGTGGTGAATGCCTGACGATTTATGCCGCTGATGGACATAATTGCGCTGCGTTCGGCGCACATTACTACCGCATCGCCCCTATCTGGCGACCGGCCCAGGCGCTTTACGATGTCTTCCTTGCCCTCGATCTTGATCCCGGTGGCCATCAGCTTGTACCTGGGGGCGCATAGATCGGCCAATAGCTTCTGATCGGGAGGTAGGCGCACCTGCTGACCATTGGACGGGTTGAGAAGATCCCGCATGCGCCACCAGCACTCTGCGCGTTTGTTGAAAAACGACATGGTGCCCGACCAGTCCTTTTCGCTGCTCTTCCCTGCAAAGTTGACCGGCACACATCGCGCTGAGATCACCGCTTCGAGGTGGTCAACTACGGATGCACCGATGCCGATAGAGTCCACATGGATGGGGCAATCGTGCAGTCCTAGCCTTTCAATCACCTTCCCTGCCACCTTGGCGCCGGTATCCATTTCGTGGCCGGGCCAGGCCTCGAGCTCATGGAAGTGCCAGCCGGAGCGAGCGGAAAGTATCGTATCGTCTCGGCCGCCTCGCGATGGGTCCAGGCCAGCTGACGATATGTTGGTGTACTCCATGGGTTTCCAGCGATTCTGAGCCTGGCGCACCCACTCTGTGGGAATTACCTGGTACTCATCGTCATCCATGCCGGCGGTGAAGTCACCGTATAGCATCTGAGAGCGCAATGGCTCTGGGAGCGCCTGTAGGGTGGCCATGTAATCGGCGCCCAAATACTTATTGTCGGTCACCTTGGCGGGAATGAAGGTCCTGCTCTTTGGCGTGACCATTTCACCGTTGATCTCTACCGGATCACCGTTGGGCATTTCCTTATCGACGCCATCCACCGTAGTGAAGTAACGAAGCTCGCCAGGGGCCGCGCGATTGGGGTGTTGGGGATCAAGCCAGGGCGCAAACATTTCAATGATCCAGTAGCCGTCTGCACCGGTCGGTGGGTTGGAGCATAGGAGTACTCGAGTGCGCTGGCCTTTCACTGTGGTTCGTACCCAGCCCATGAGGAATCGGACCTGGGAGTACAGCATGTTCGCGGCTTCATCGATAACTAATAGATCGCGAGCCCGGCCCTGGTACTTTGACTCGTCACCCAGGTTGGGCGTAGATCCGAAGACTATCTTTCTGTTGACGCCGTCCCATGGCGGGATATTCCACTCGGGAGGCTGACCTCGCTGACCCTTTCTCCCTGGGTCAATGAGCTCTTCGATGTGATCGTAGACGCCGCCTAGCTGGGTGGACTCTCGTCTGACGAAGAGGGTTTGCAGATGACGGGTAATAGCCAGGCCCACAGCCAGGGATGTCTTACCCCCGCCAGCAGCACCGCCGTATAGAATCTCGTCCGCTTCACTGAAGTACGCAGCTTCCTGCGGTCCCTCCTGGGGATACCATGGGACTGAGTCGATGTACTGCTCTGCCTCATCAGCCGTTTCCAAGCTCGAACTCTGACTGATCAGCGTCTGCGATCGCCTTGGATGCGTAGTCGTACAGATACAGGATCAGATTGCAGTGCTGTGCAGCGCCTTGAATGCCACAGAAGTGAGGGATTGCCTTGAACTCCAGGTTGGCACAGCCGTCAAACTTGATGCTTCCTCGCGCGTAGAGCGTGGTATTGCATACGATCTCACGGGCGCCCTCCTCCCAGGAGTCCACCTCGTACACCATGAAGCTCCAGAAATGGCTTCCAAGCTCAAGAGTCTCGATCTCAAAGATAGGCACGTTGCCGTCATGTAGACGGACGCGCTGGCTCCCTACCAGGGGCTTGATGCCGAGCTCAACCATTCGCTGCAGCCTGGAGGCGCTTGGTCTTTATCACGTCGCGCAACAGCTCTTCGCTCATTTGGTTGGTGTTGTGCGTCACGGTGCCAGAGTGCTCGAGATTCACGTTCTTGTCGATAAACCTGGAAGCGACTGTCATGGTGGCGAGGAAGTCTTTTTCGAATGCCTCAACCCATCGCGTTGACATCGGTTTTTTGCTGTCATCGATGATCTTCAGAGCTCGAAGTAAGCCGCCGCGGATAGCTGGGGTAAGGTCCGGTGATCCTTTTGGTCTGGCCATAATTTCTATTCCCTGTAACCCATTGATCCTATTAACTTTAAGTTGGTGACCACTTTATCACGAACCAGCGGTTGTTTTGGTATCTCAATACCGGGGATATCGGTCACATCAATCTTGGCTTCGATGTCTGGATAGATTTTTTCTTTGCGCCAATTGACGTCCGGTCTGATGCGTATGCCGTGGTCTCTGGGGTCGAATTCTCTCCACTTGCTGGGCCTGACGAGCATGAAGGCATCCATCACCACTATATCGGCAATGATGCGACCGTCATCAGTCTCAAAGAGCTCTACCTCAGCGACCTTTTTTCCGTCACCCAGGGCAATAATGTAGCCCTCATCGTGGGTAGCCCAGTCGTCATCGATGTCAGCCTGGAACACGCGGCCGAGAGACCCCATCTGGGCCTCGCGCTGAAGCTGATTGAGAGCGTGAGCTGCCCGGCGCCTGGACATTAATGCTGAGTTAATCATCGGAGCTCCTTGCGCTGAACCATACTGATACCGCGGCTATCACAATGATAGCGGGAACCATGATCTCTATGATTTGGTTATTGTCCATAATAAGCATCCACCATTGCAATCAGCAGCCCGAAGGTCACCAGGGCTATTAGGGAGTGGGCGAAGGGTTCAGCCATCACCAGCCTCCAGTGCTTTCTTGCCTTTCCGCTCGGCCTCAATGTACTCACTCGTTCTCCAGTATCCAGACACCAAAACCAGACCCTGACAGGGTGGCTTTGCGTATCGGTTATCGGCGTATTTTTTTACTGTGTTGTGATTCATTACTCACTCTCCTGTAGGACTTCTCCCAATCTATTTATATCGTCCAGCAGGTGCGGAAACTGCCGCAGGGAATCTCGGTGAACGTCGTCCATCTGTCTCTCCTTTTCCTCAACAACGCGAGTAGCAGCCTCCCGCAGACTGGCGTTCTTTGCCTCTAGTTTGGCGATACGCCTTACCCCCATCCTCCACAAATTAACTAACTGCTCTGGGTGGAGAAGCACACCGTCTACCATGATTCCTTCAGGCTTAAGACTCATTCACTCTCTCCAATAAGGTGGCAACCAGAGCAGGCAGGGCACTCGTTGGAATGCCAAGTCGCAAAGTCCCTGTTGGCTGCCATAAACTATTGCTCTCTGGCTTCAAGCATGAAATCTGCGTAGATGTATGCGTGTTTAGCAGTGGCAGAAGGCGTCTCTCTTTCCCTATAGCCTGCCGCCAACATTCCCTGCAGGGCATCCATGGCAATCTTGTCGCGCAGCTCGATGTTCTTTTGAGCCTGGGCCTCCCTGGTCATTCTTTCAACTATTTGCTCGCCAAGTGTTTTACCGCCCTCGGATTTTTTGATAATGCTTGGCTCTTCGCTTGAAAATGTCTTCGATTCGTCTGAGATATTCATCGCTGTATTTCCTGACGCTGTTGTTGTTCTCCAAAGACTCAACGCGCTCGACTCCAATTTTCTGTACCAGGGCTATCCGGTACTCGAGCAGGTTGCCAGACTTGCTGGTATTACACTGGGCGCAACTCGCATGCACATTCCAGCAGTTAAACCTGAGCTGCCCTGCAGCTGCCACGCTCCTATAATGCGAGGCGTTACGCCTACCTTTGTAGGGTGACTGGCCGCACGATATACACGGCTGGTGCATGTCCCTGGTTCTTATAAAAGAATTGAACGCATCCTGGGTCCTCTTCTTGAGATCCTGCTTTGTCGGGGCTTTCTTTTTTTCTGCCTTGCGTTTCTTTTTTGCCTTCACCTCGATGATGGCGCACCGTGGACTACAAGCTTTCTGGCCTATCTTGCGGACCTCAAACTCCACCGCGCACACAACACAGCGTTTGATATTCAACCCTGTATCTCACCCGCCGTCATCGACAAGAGCCTGACCACAGTGTAGCCGACAAACGAAAAAACTATTGCCGAAAGCAACATTGCAAAAAATAGCAACAAGCCATCTTTCATTGCTCCACCACTCGGTAAACACCTACTTCACTGTTGCAGCAGGACGACACCTCAGTAATGCAGGGCACCCAAACTTTCCTGCCCCATGCTTCCTCAACCCCCCCTTCATCTGCCTCAACAACATCGCAGCCTTCCTTGCAGGATTCGCACAAAGTGATATCACATTCTGCATACTCACCAATTAGGCCTATTTCACGTGAAACATCTTCCACCTCAGTCGGAGAAAGCAGCTCATCATCGACAACGTGCTCGCTAACAGCAGTCGCCAAGGGGATATCGTACTCAGCGGCATCTTTAGATATCGCCTCCGCCGCCGCTTCCACAAAATCCTGATAAGCGGTTATCACCAGGTCCTGGATCGCCATGCGAGACTCAAAGCTGAGCTCCGCACCCATCACTAGCTGGTCAAGAAGAATGTAGCCTTCGGTGGTTTTACGAAAGGTATCACGCGCCTCGGTAAGAGCGCGCTCGCTGTAGTTTGCTTTGCCGGTAACGTATGCCTGGACAAACTCTGCTTGGAACTTATTCATGGTGTATCTCCGTCGCTGTTGTGATTTACAGTTTGAGCTTATGACTGCCCTTCATAATTAGTCATAATCTCAGCAATGATTTCGTCAGCACTGCATCCATCATGAAAAAGGTCGTATATCCAGCCTTCGTCAGCGCCAGGTATCCGCGCAAGCACAGACCCTTTAATTGCTTCGTATACCGCATCAACGTCTGCGCGGTTTTCGTTTTGGTAAGTCATTAACTGTGCGTCATTCATTTGTTTATCTCCTGTGTGATTCCGCTAGACTTTCGCGTTGAATTTGTCTTGGGGATTCATGCTAGTAAACCCCCTCTGACGGCTCGCCATCTTCGCCAGCTTGACCAGCAACAGGCTCGTCATCATTGCGTATGGCAAACATATTGCGCTGGTCGCAAAATCGTTGAGCAGCTGCTTTACTGTTGAAGCCGTCAACTTCGTTGCACCACTCTCCGTTTCTATACTCAGAAACCCTGTAGTCGCCATACTTTTGGTTTTGCTCAACTTTGTATTCTTCAATCATATCTCTATATCCCCTGCGTGATTTCGTATTACTTGAGGCACACGATATAGAAGAAAAACACTTAACTCAACACTTTTTGTGAATTATATTTTAGTCACCAACGCTAAGATATCTTTCGCCTCTTCGACACTGCGTATCCTCGCGGTGTGAAAATCCCAGCCCACCATGTCGCTGATTGTTTTATACAGCTGCTTACGAGACATCCTGCGCTCCTGGCGCCAGATCGGGTCGATAACGCGATGGATCTCGCTACGCAGCTGCCGGAGCTCTTTTGTTGGGATTGATCCAAGGGGCGCAGTCTTTACGTCCGAACGGTGGTGGCAGCCCACGTAATTGCCGCAAGCGTCACACCTCCAAAACGGCACGGCCGCCAGGTCTTTCCGATGAGGATAGATTTCTGCCCCATCCGTAAGCCGGGCATCCACCAGGCCATTACAGCCTATGCACATAATCTTCATCATTTCCTGCCCCGCCTGAGAAGCATGTTTACTACGGCTGTAAAATAATCTGTTTCATAGTGAGTGTTTTTTGTCAGGGTATTTTTCTTCTCCTTTTTCTCCCTTCCATCTGCGATGGCTTGCGCCTTTCTCTCCTCAAATGTACCGCGATCTCTTGCTTGTCCCATCATTGATTCTCCTGATCCATTAGTTGCTTGTACTCACCATCCTGCGGGTTATATAAAACAATCCCGCGACTTATTGCCCACTGCTCATGAAGACACATCGCGCCATACCGCTCACCCTTATTGGCCCGGCGACCAGGTGCATCCCCGCCAGCCGACCAGGTCATGCGATGTCCGTTTTCATCGACCCCCAGGTACCGCCGGGTAAAGTACTCATGGGCATCTTCTGCACTGGGAGGCCGGCCATCATCCATCCGGTTGCCGTCAGCATCTTCAACGTAGATTCTAAGACCCTCATTCTCCATATACTTAGCGGTCTGGGTCATCCAAGCTCGCCAGATACGAGTCATGCCCCACTTGCCTATCGAAGGAGATTTGGTGGTTACTGAAAGGCTCGATTGATCTTTGAGCTCATCCTGCAGACGCTCCATAAGCTGGTGTAGGTTTGCTTTTGACACGATGAAATCTTTCATTGCTGGTCGCCGTTATGATTGAAGGGCCACAGTACTTCACTTTTTTTGTTGCGTCAACTTACAAAGTGTGATCTGATTTGTTCGCCAACAACAGGAGGAAATGGCGATGAAATTTTTAACACTGGACGGCGCACTGAAGCGTTACGGATCTAAGAAGGGTATCGCGCAAATGTGTAAGGTATCTCCGGCCGCGGTATCAAAAGCGTTTGATGACCGGGAGAACAACAACTACAAAATCCGCATTGGTTCTGGATCGGTTGACCTGGTCAAAGAGCAGCCAAAGTGGAAAAAAATAAAGGGGAGGGCCTGATTAGGTGGCCGCCCCCAACCGTTGGAAGGGGGATCGGCCTTGACCCCAGGAGACCAGAGTCAAACGGCTTAACAAACAGCGACGAAAACTAAACCGCGGAGATACTTTACCATGAGACCAGTAAGTCAGAAAGACATGATCATCGATAGTTTAAAAGATGGCCGAGTAATTACGCCGATTCATGCTCTAACTGAGTTTGGATGCTTCAGATTGGCAGCCAGGATCAGTGAGTTGAGAGCTGAGGGCTATCAAATTGCGACCGAGATTGTCGATAACGGTGACTCGAGATACGCAGCCTATTATTTAGAACAGGCATAAAAAAAGCCCACGCCGGGGAGGTATGGGCTTTCCAACCTTTGACAGCGGAGAGCGGTCAGGGTTAATCTCACAAGTGTTGGAGGGGCGTGGAGTCCCCTGCCAACGAAACCAGAAGTATCAGCAGTACGTTCTGGAATCAGGCCCCATTTTAATTTGATTCCCCCAGTACCGCAATACTTCTCAATATATCTGAGGAGATGTAATGCGTCACCCTGCAAACAATGCCACAACGTGGCTTAATTACATCTGGCAAAGCGATCTTTCGCCTACCCAGAAACTTATCTGCTGCTGTCTACGCAAGTACATGAATGCCGAGCGCGAAATGGCATGGCCCAGCAAGGAAACTATCGCGAGAGAGTGTGGGCTCACATCTAGATGCGTGAGAAAAAACCTGCCAATAATTTGTGAGGCGGGCTATTTGATTGCCAATGGCGAGTCAAAATATGGCACGACTCGCTACGAGATATTGACCCCTGAACTAGATTCACCCCCTGAACGAGGTTCACCTCTCACCCTGAACGAGGTTCCTCCACCCCCTGAACGTCGTTCACCCGAATTAAACAATGAATTAAACAATGTAATTAAACAAATAAAGGGGTGGGATGAGTGGGTAAGCTATCGACGTGAGATTAAGAAAAAAATGACCCCTGCTACCATTAAAAAGCAGGTTAAGTTTTTGTCAGGCAGGACTCCTGAAGAGCAGCAGGCAATAATCGACCAATCAATCACTAATGGCTGGACTGGCCTATTTGAGGTAAAGCATGAGAACAATGGACGAGATAATGGGGATGCAAGACGTCAGCGCCTTAGCGCAGCGGAGCGAGTTAAAGTTGCAGCAGAGGAGCGAGAGCGGGAGCGTCAACGGCGCGGTGTCTGAACGCTACACAGACCGCCTGTGGACCATTCTCGCTGGGCGTTATGGTCACAAGCTTACCTCTGCCTTTGGCGACACGCCACCGCCTGAGTGGTATCAGAACCTTGAAGGCCTAACACCCGAGCAGTGGAAGCGGGGCATTGAAAAGCTAAACGACAGCACAGAGGCCTGGCCTCCGTCTGCCCCTGAATTTAAGGGATGGTGCCTTGGGGACACCCAGGGCTGGGAGCACAGTCGCATTGAAGCTGCCAACAGGGATAAGGTGCTTGCACTGCCAGAGAAGACTTCTGATGAGATCAGGGCGGCGGGCATAGCGATGATGAAGGAGGCGCTAATATGAGCAGAACAGATCACTTCCCGCGCCTCAACATCCATTCGGGTTGGAAGGCTAATAAAGACTCCCTGGCCGGCAGGGAAACCGTTGAAGAGTTTGTTGCCAGGGGCGGGAAGATCGACAAGATACCGACCGGCCAGGGCATCAGTAACGAGGGGAAAGGAAATACCAGCCAGGATGGCATGGGAGACGTCCGACGAAGAAGCGTACTTGGCCGGAAGATTCGACAACAGGATCACGCGATAGGTAAATCGAAAGGGCGCCTGTCGTAACAAGCTACACGTCGTGATTTATTTCATAAAAAGTGTTGACGCCTGATCTAAAAGGAGTACTATTCGTGTTGTTCAACACACAAGCAGCGGAGCAAAACAATGGCGACAATTACCCAAGAGTACTATGTGTTAGCGCGACTTACTGAGAAAGGGACGCTTTCTTACGGCTTGTACCTTACTGACATGAAGGAGTACGACGATTACTTCTGCATCGGTAAAAAGAGTTTTGAGATTGCTGACGTGGATGAGGAAGAAGTAATACTGGAGATTTACAAAAACCTCAATCGCACCCGCTCCAAGCTGCTTCAATCTCCTGAAGAGCAGGTCAACGATATCAACGACAAGATATCTGCTTTGGCGGCGCTTATTAAGGAGGTTGACAATGTTAACGCAGCGTAATTCTGACGGCACGTTTTCATGCTTTGGTCGCGGACCTTTGAGGCCTATCGTTATCGACCTGCCTGATCGTGAGGAGGCTCGCAAAGAATATACAACAGAGCTCAAGCTTCAGATCAATGAAGAGTATGCAATGTGCGAGGCGATGTCAGCGATGGCGCCTTCGGATGATTGCTGGGAGGATCTGGGGTGAGCTTACTTCTATGTGCAGGTCTGGTGTTTTTTCTTTTATGGATTGAAGAGTCCAGTGCAGCCAGCTTCCTTTCTTTGATTGGCGGGGGCACGGTGATTTACTGGATGTTTGTTTCTTTGATGGAGATCATTTCGTAATGGATGTTTCTGGATTACGCACCCCGCTAACTCAGGATGAAATTGAGTTTCGTGTGCAGTCAATCAACCGCGGCGGCTACGCCACAATGCTGGTTTACAAAAACGCGCGGGTAGACATGGAGGTTCTTGACCGCGTCGTTGGTCCTACGAACTGGAAGCGCGAGCACCTCAACGGCAACCATAACTGCATTGTCTCTATATGGTGTCCCGATAAGAAAGCATGGGTCAGCAAAGAAGACACGGGCACAGAGTCTAATCAGGACGCCCAGAAAGGCCTCGCCAGTGATTCGTTTAAACGCGCTTGCACGAACTGGGGTATTGGTAGAGAGCTTTATGACTACCCTGAGATTTCAGTCAAGTTAAACGACAACGAGTGGGAAATTTTTAACAACAAGCCGAAGGCAACCTGGAATTTGAAGGTTAAAAACTGGCGATGGTTCACCAAATGGGAAAACAACAAGCTCGTTTTGTTGGCCGCCAGGGACGAGACAGGTGCTGTCCGATTTAAATATAAAGTTGAAGGAGAGGCGCCAAGTGAATAGCGTTGAAAAAGAAATGAATCCATTGGCTGCTTACGATGAGGTGCGAGCCAAAATCAATGAAGTCAAAGAGCAGTGTGACTTTATTCCTGACGTTTCGACAGACGAAGGGTATGAGAAGTCCAAGCGTGTGTCTCTCGATATAGGGAAAATACTTTCCTCGCTGGAGAAAACGCGCAAAGAGCTCAAGGCAGACGCGCTGGCGTATGGCAGGAAGGTGGACGCTGAGGCTAAGTCTATCGAGGCAGAGCTCACAGAAATGCGAGATCCCCACAAGCTGGCTTACCAAGAGCTGGACCGCATGAAAAAGGAGCGCGAAACCAAACGAAAGCAGGAGCTCCAGGATCGCGTCGATTTTATATCTATGCTGCCATCCAACATGGAGGACGCCAGCTCTGATGAAGTACAGGCCGCCCTTGACGATCTCCTGCAGGAAGAGTGCTTGGATTTCTATGAGTTTACCGAACAGGCGTTGAAGGCTCGCAATGCATCGCGCACTGCCTTGGCGGACATGGTTAACCGGAAAGTCAAAGAGGAAGCGGAGCGCAAAGAGTTTGAGCGACTTAAAGCTGAAGAGGCTGAGCGCAAACGCATTGAAAACGAAAAGCGTATTGCTGATGAGGCCCGGCTTGAGGCAGAACATGCTGCTCAGAAAGCTATTGAAGCCGAGCAGGAGAAAGCCAGGGAGGCCGAGAGAAAGCTTGAGCAGGAAAAAGAGCGAGCAGCTCTCCTTCACAAAAAGGCCGAGCAAGAAAAAGCCGAAGCTGAGCAACGTGCTATTGAAAAGCAAAGGCTGCAGGAGGCGGAAGAGGCTCGCAAAATTGCAGACAAAGAGCACGTTGCGTCAATCAATCGCGCTGCTGCTCAAGCGTTAATCGATGCGGGGCTTAGCAGTAACGATGCAAAGCGAGCGATTACGGCCATTGTTATGAACAAAGTGCCAAATGTAAAACTCACCTATTAGGAAACAACTATGAATAACTTCACATTTACGGGCCACTTGGGTGGTGACGCAGAGATTCGATATCTCCAGAACGGCACAGCGGTAACGTCGTTTGGTGTTGCTGCCACAGTGGGCTATGGAGAAAAGAAAAAAACGCAGTGGGTGCGCTGCGGGATGTTTGGCGACCGGGGTGTTGGTCTGGCGAGCTACCTGGTTAAGGGCCAGCTGGTCGCCGTGTCCGGGGAGGCGTCACTCAACACCTACCACAGCAAGGAGCTTGGAAAAGAAGTCAGTCAGCTGCAGTGTCGGGTAAATGATGTATCGTTACTTGGCGGAAGGCCTCAACAAGGGCAAGACCAGGCTCCCCGGCAACAAGACCAGGCTCTTCAGCAGCAAAATCATTATCCTCCGCAAGGGGGTCAACAGGGTAATAATCAGGCCCAGAACCAGGGGGGGCAGCAGAATCAAAGTAAGTTTGAAGACGATGACATTCCTTTCTAGGAAAAGCCATGGATGGATGAGCGCTGGTTTAAGATCCCAGATCCAGATAGCATTAGCGAGTTCATGAGTGAGGCTTTGGGCGGTGGGTGATAGTTGCCACCGCCCTTTTTTATATCTGCGGAACGTACAGCTCGCCGCGGCCTGACACATTCTTCATGCCCTGCTCGCCAAGCATCTTCTCCTGCTCCGCCGTTGTTTTCCCTTTCAGCTGGTCTTTGTATAGCCGCTGCAGGTTGGTCGGATTAAGAAGCTGCGCCTCTTCCCCGTACACCTCGGGGTCAAGATCCTGCTCCATCAGCCATTGGATGAATCGCGCTTTCCCGTTTTTGAGGCCGGTTGCCAGGGCTTTCTCCAGATAGGCTGCTTGCATTTTGCCAGGGCCAGCCGTCAGCTTTTCAAACTCCGGCTCTTCAATCAGCGCCTCAACCTGCTCCAGCCTCGCTTGCCCAACGATCTCAAGCATTTTGTCAAAGAGCTCAGTGCCTCCAGTCAGCTCGAGCAGATCCACCTTGATGCCGGTCTGAGACTCTAGGCCAATTTCCGAAGTGGGCTCTGACACAGCAACCCCGTTGGCGGCTAGGCGATCATTGGCATAACTCCAATCCCTGCCTTCAGACCCCATCACTTTGCTCACCCGCACAGGCGACACAGAATTGTACATATACAGCGCCTCACCCCCGCCAGCGATAACCGGGGTGCCATCCCAATAGCGTCGTATCGCGCGGTTCTCCGTGCCTGGAAGACGGTAAGCCACTTCCTGGTTCAGCATTTCCCAGAAGTTATTTGACCGCGGTATGTACGGCGTCTCCTCTTTGCCGGTGGCGCCCTTCTCAAGCGACCGGAAGTCACGGAGCAGCGACGGGATAAAAGACCCGCCTTGCTGGGCGGCCCACGACTGGTAGTTAATACGCCCGGACATAAGGTCATTGATGTCGGCCAGGCCTTGGAGGTATGTGTTGTCTTTGAAGTGTGCCGCGGTCGCCAAAGCGGCACCAGCGAACAGATCCATGGCCTCCGCCTCGTCTTGCGCGTAAGCAATCTTATCCATGTAGTTCAGCATGCCGATCAGGGGGGTAGAAAATGGCTCCATGCCCCGCTGTATAGACACGTAGCTGTCGCCGGCACGGACGCTGACACCTTGCCACCCAGTGGACTCAAGCACCCTTCGCTGGTTCCGATCGCGAGCGGTATCGAAGCCGGGACCCTGCCCAGTTAATCGTCCGCTTGGGTCAATAGGTGTGCCGTCTTCGGTTGTCAGGTTCTCACCTTTGATCGCACCAGACTGGTACATGAAATAAAACATCGTCGCCAGGGCAGTACCAAAAGCCATTTCCCCCAAGGCCTCATCTGCAGACGCGCCGCCTTTTGCTACCCGGTCGTAAAAGTCTTTCTGAATTGGCGCCAAAGGAGACAGCTTTATTGACCGGTCAAAGATTGCGGTAGGCGTCCGAACAAAGGGGATGATTATCCTCATGGGAGGAAACGCCTGGCCGGCTTTAACGATAAAGTCAGCAGCCATCTTCAAGATCGGCGTCACCTCGTTATTGGTGAACGTCTGCTGCTCTGCATACTTGATCGCCTGGTCATGCATTTCCTTGGTGACATTGTTAAGCAGCTCGTTGGCCCGGTCGGCAGGAACATCCACCCCCTCCATGTACGCTTGCCTGGTCGCCTGCCCGTAGAGAGACTTGCGGTAGGCCATCGATTTAAAAAACTCGTCAGACGCCGTCAGAAGCCCGTAGCTGATCGACTCAACCACCCGCTGGGTAGCATCAAGTGTCTGAGGAATCCCTGCGAGGCGCAATTTCTCGCCGCCGGGGATGAGCTGTTGCAGTGCGGTGCCCGTCAAAGGTGCGTTATCCACCGTCTCATCGATCTTTCTCGCGCCAAACGACGATGCATACTCACCGCCATTGGCAAAGGTGCCGTCTTTCCAAACCCGTGCTGCCATGCGGATGGCGTCACCAAAGCCCTCCATGAACGCGGTCGCCTCAGCCACAGCTTCAGCCATGTACACGCGGTCCTGGTTGCCGGTGATGGATGACCGAGCAAGGCCAATGAGCGCCTGGGTAGGCCTTACCGCCATGGTGCTGATCGCGCCGAAGTTGGTGTTGGATATGAAGTTGACCAGCTGGGTTTTGAAGCCGGTCAAAATTGCTGCGTTCCGGTAGTTAACCAGCGCAGACGCAAAATTCCTAAGCTTTGATACGCGCTGAATTTCTTTGATCGACTCACCCACGGTGCCGCCGGCCGCCTTCAGATCCAAAATCTGCTGCGCCATGATCATGGTCGGGCCGCCAGAGCTCGCCACGTCACCGCCGGCAGCATTACGGGACATCCCGGAGCCAGCCATTGACGCGATTTGAGATACGTCGCCGCTGTTCACTGTCTGCGCCACGATCTTCATGGAGTTGAGGGCGCGACCGGCCTCCCGGATCTTGCCCTGCATGTACTCTTGGATCATCACCATCTGGCCAGAAGTCTTCTCGAAGCTTAGTCGCTCCTCATCAGACGCTTGCCCTTTGACGATTTTCTCTGCCAGCTTTTCAACTCGCTCCGACATGGTCAGCAGAACCTGCCGGCCAGCCAGAAGCTGAGTGGCAGACAGGGCCGCGGGCTTTTCGGTCAGCACGTCTTTCAGTATCTCGACAGCCTCTCCGGCATCAACCCTGGCTTGAACCTCCTCCAGGGACTGCCGCGCTGCGGTAGGTATCATGGTTGCGCCAACCTCCAGCGCCTTGCCAATATCCTCCACGCTGTCCATGTAATCCAAGTTGACGTTGCGCTCCCAGGTTCTGGCCTCGAGCTCGTCAGACTTAATGCCGGCTGCCTTCTCTGCGTACTGCTCCGGCGTCAAACCACCGCGGTCAGGCAAGTCAAACTCCGAAGGGGGCTCTGGGTCTGTCGCATTGTCCACAATCTGGTCAACGTCATCCTTCGCCATGCCGCCAGCGGGGATGTCCTGGGGTGGCTCTGGCGACGGCCCCTGCTCCTGGGTTGTATTTATCACGGGGTCAGCAGGGACAGACTCTTCCATGCCTCCAAGGATTTCGTCTTCCAGCCCCTTTGGCTTTGCTCGCCGGCCCTCGTCTAGCAGCTGAGCTGTCTTTCGCTCACTGGTGACCTTGCCGCCCAGGCCCATGCTTTTAGAGATAAGTCGGCTGATGTTCCTGACGACGTTGTTGTTAGGCATGTCGTACTTGCCGCTGGTGATTGACCGGCCCAAGTTTTCGTCAATGCGGTTCTCATCCATCGGTATCGAGCTCCAGTTTGGGCGTGTAGTTGGGATCGTATTCCATGAAAACTACGTCAGGCTCGCCGTTATTAAAGTCTTTGAACGTCTCTGCGTCCCAGTTTTCTGGCGCGTAGTCGGGGTTCCAGGAGGATCTATTGACCTCCTTGAATCCGTTGATTCCATAAATCTCAGGAAGAACAGTGTCGAATGCATCCAGCTTCCGGCCACCCTCCTGGACAGCCAGCTGAATCATCGAGTGGACATTGCCGCCGCCGCCGGAAAACACCGAAACGATATCGCCGTCTTCTTTGATAGCGAACCCTGACCCGCCGTCTGGGGTGGTGAATAGGCGCATGTTGGCGTACTCCTCTGGGGAGTAGACATACACAGCCGCACCGAACTTTGATCCCTGCTTATTGCGGGTAATCATGTCGGTGAAATCGACGGCCATTTCTTTGGGGTTGAGCTCATGAAGCGTAACGGCCGGCGCCTCAGTTGCTGCCATCAAATCACTGAACCGCGAAGACGGTTCGTGGACAGCTACTACGCCCCGAATTCCTCGAGCATTTCGAGGGCTTGGTTTTCCGTAAGCCCGTGCTTTGCCATTACCACCGAAACGAGGTCGCTTTTGAGCGAAGAGCTTGTACTTGAGGAGCTCTGCTCGCCTCTTTCCTTGAGGAGTTTTTCTGCCAGCTTCTTGTTGGGCTTCAGCTCCCCCTGGTCCTGATCGTGTTCCTGTTGTGCGTCCACGGCTATCCGCCTCCTTGATCGCTTTATCATCTACACCCAGCTCGCTTGCCAGCTTAGCAGCGGCATTAGCGTAGTCGGGAGCCTCGTCATCTGCATAGCCTTCAGCAACGTCTTCAGCAGCTTTAGCCTTGTCATACAGTCTCTTCTCAGGGTACCACAACACAGCTTGTAAATCACTCATTGTGAGTTCTGGGTAATCTTTCTGGAGCTCCTTCAATGCCGGCTCCATCACCCCGCGAATTCTTGCCCTTTCTTTGCCGCCATTAGGCGCCTCCTTGTCGCCTTCGAGGTACTTCTTTAACCCGTTACCAGTCTTCCGAATTTCCTGGCCCAGCTCCGTGCGATTCATGATCTCGCGGTTTGCAGGAAGCATGCTGGCTTTCTGTATATCGGCAGCCATCTGTTTGGGGTTGTTGAGATTAAAGCGGACGCCAAGCGCCTGATACTCTTTCACCAGGTCCGGGTGTTTCGACTTAAACTCCTTTACCAAACTCTTCAGAGTCGCGCTCTTCTCCTTGACCATGTCGGGACGCGGCTCGATAAGTGTGCCGGTGAGGCGGCCCCATGAGCGCATAAACCACCGGTCGATAGTTAGCGCGTCGAACCGCCCGTTGAGGTTTGAGAAAAAACCGTTACCTATCTTCGGTCCAAGAACCATCGAACCTCGGACAATGGCCTCTTTGGTTTCGCCGGCAAATGACGTACCAAAAATTCCCTCAAGCTGACGGATAGTCCATTTCTGGTCCATGATTTCGGCCAGCATTTCTGGGCCAAACTCTTTCTCCAGCTTGTTGTAATCGCGCAATGACTTATTGATAGCTCCGGCCGCGGTACCGGTGCCGATGTCATCAGGCATTACGCCTGTTTCCTTCCACTGCCGGTAAGCCTTCTCTGCCAGCTGGAAATTCTTATCCACCTTCAACCCGTTAGATGTCACGGCAAGCGCGTAAGTGAAGGCAAATTTTGCTCGTTTATCGGTCGAAATCTCAGGGTGGATCTCTGACAATATTTCCATGGCTGCGCCAACGGTTTTGTCATACCAGCCCACGGCGTTCGCGTTGCTTGCCATAGCGGTACGAGCGTCCTGGACCATCATGTCAGACAAAATTCGATTGTTGTCCGGATTATCTATGGCCAGGTTGTAGCCGGCTCGCTTCATCGACTCTTTTGCCAGTGCTTGCAACCCAAGCTTGAGCTCCCGGTTATTGGCAAACTGTGCAGATGAAGCAAAATCAAACGCATTCCGTAGGTTGGTGTGAGCATCCCAGTCAGGCGAAGAGCTGGCCAGCGGCAAACGCATGTTGGCGATGTCACCAACTGCACCAATTTGTCGGTACATCTTGCCTTGCGGGACGCGCTTCCCGTTTTCCAGGAGCTTCCGGCCAACCCTCCTTCCTCCTGCGACCAAGACAGGAGCAACGACAGGTATCCCCGCGCCAACAGCAGCACCCACACCAGCGCCAACAGCCGCCGCTCCAGCAACCTCACCGGCATCGATTTCATCCTGCTCGCCGGCCTCGACCCTGACAGCCTGGCGGCCGGCGTTGTCAGCTGCAGTAAACCCGGCGCCCTCAAAAGAGCCACCCGCGGCGGCACCGGCTACCATTCCGGCTTTCCCGGCAGACTTCACCTGGGCCTCAGTGATCTCTTTGCCAATGGTTTCTTGCAGCACTCTCTTCATGCGCTGCTTGGCCACCTGTGCGCCGACACGGGCAGCAACAAAGCCGCCGCCCAGACCAACATAAGTGGTTGGATCGCCCAGCAGTGAGAGTAGGCTGTTGCCCACGATAGACCAGTCAGTGTTCACTCGGTCGTAGGTGTCGATCATGCTGCTCAAAGCTTGGGCGTACTCAGGGCCATTGCTCATGGCGCTCATAAGATACGAGCCCATCGAAGAGGTGTTAACGCCAGGCAGGTCTACGTTGCCCATTTTCCAGTTGAAGCTGGACATCTCGTCCACATACCAGTCGATGAGATCCTGATCCGTACCCTGGAACGGGACACCATTATCAGTCTCATACACCAGTTTCGCCGCGTCAGCCCATCCTTCAACGCTGGGCAGGTCTTCCTTGTCTATGTCGGGCAATGGCTCTGGCGGCATGTCATCAAGATCGCCCTGGGTGAAATCCTGGCCCAGGTATGCCTCAACATCCCCCTGCATTCGAGCGGAGTTTGCAGATGACCAGGCGAGCTCGGCTTGCTGTTTCGGCACCCCAAGCATGTCGATCGACCGCATGAAATCTAGCTTCGACAACCCTTCAGCCAGGATGCCGTTGGCGACCATGGTGATGCCGCGCAATGATTTCTCATCCAGGCCTTCTTGAGAATTAAACCCGCCCTTCCGTATTTCATCTACACCCTTACGGTAAGACTCTGCAGCTTCTTCGTTATCCCAGTCGCCGCGATTGAGCACACGGCGGCCGGTAGCCACATCAACTCCGCGGACTGTGACCTTGTTGGGCTTGAGAAACTCATTGGATACGTCGCCGGCATTGCGCGTGATGCCTCGCTGCTGGTCTTGAAACGCCTGTTCTTTGAGGTCGTAGCGCGTGTTGACATCGCCAAGCGTCGGCAGGAAATCGTCATCCGTGGTCAGCTGGATATCTTTTTGCTGGTCACTCGGCGTGTCAGCAGCAATCGAATCCGCGTCGGTCATGCCCTGGTAGTCAGCGCCCATAGGAAGGTCGGGCACAGTGATGGATGCACGGGCTTCTTTTTTCTCGCGCTCGCGGCTAAGGTTTATCTCCTTCCCGGTCGCGGTGGCATTAAACCTATTACGAGCTCGCTCAAGCTCTTGGTCGCTAGTTAGTGCCATAGGTCTCTCCGTACTGGGTGCGCCACTTGTCAAAAGCGGTTGCTGACTCGTAGAGGTTGGTCAGCCTCTGCTTGTCTCTGTTGTCCAGATCGGCAAGACCTTCCAGCGCCGATATCTCTTCTTGGATCTTTCCGATGGTTGACGGCATGTCCACCCGGAACTCTCCGCCAGAGCTATAAACCACGTAGTCCTGGAAGTCATCGCTGACATTGAGAAGCTGGGCTTTGGCCGCTTCTTCCAGGTACCTGGGGAGCTGGTTTTTCTTCCATGGTTCCAGGTCTGCAGCGTTGCCGCCATTGGCTTTGATGTATTGATACAGTGACTCTTCAGCCTGGGCCAAACGCTCTCGCTGATCATTGGATGCAAACGCCGCAATAGCCGGACCCTCGCCTCCGAGAATCATATTTGAAACACTTCGCCTCGCCTGGACAAAGTCTGGATTGCTGAATGGCTCATCAGTGGCTTCATTCAGCGATGCTCTTAATGACTTGGCTTGCGCCGCATCAAAGCTGGCACCAATGCCATCCAAGATCCTGGACTGCAAGGCGATGATTTCATCTTCAAAGTCACCCTCCTGGGCGCCAAACTTCAGCGCAGTGATGTCGCGCTCAAGGCTGTTGATGACGCTCGGGTTGGTAAGGTCATCCCCACTACGACGCGCAGCCTCCATAGACCGGTAACGAGCCTCCAGGGAAAGGTAGTTGCTAAGGCCAACAGCGCGAGCGACCGAGTTAATCTCCTCCATACCGGCTCGGCCCTCGCTAACAGCGATGATGGCCTCAAGAGACAGTGCGTCCTGCTGTGCTTTCTTGGCATCTTTCATTGCTTTTTGCACAGCGTTGCGTCGGGTAACCGTAGAGTTAATCAGCTTCAGCTGCTCGCCAGCAGTGATATCCCCAGCCCACTCCGGGTCCATGATGTCTTCAACTATAGACTCGTAGTCATCAAGCGAGGTTGCCGCGGCCATCCTGCCAGACACTTCAAACTCTTTTTCAGCATAGTTAACTTTCCGAGTAAGAACCTGCCTTTCGATGGGGTTGGCCTCGAACACTGAGCTGGACAACAGGTCTCGTGCTCGCTGTATTGACCCATCCTCTACAGCAAGCTCAATCTCTGCCTTTGTCCTGCCATACTCATACTTCGTTTCCATTTCACCAGCACGGACCCGAGCCTGGGCAGAAACCTGCTGAGCATTCTCGGCAGACGCGCGAGTCCACTGGCGTCGATACTCTGGGATTTCAATAATGTCCTGGTGTTTTTCCCTGGAGGCTTTCATCACCTCTTCGAGGCCGGTGGCATACCAGACGTGCGCCGGCAGCTGCTCTTCACCTCGGGCATCAAATTTGGACGTATCTACACCGGCAAACGTATCCGGGTCGTACCCTTTCTCTGTTGCCCAATTGGATAGCTCTTCTGCAGTTGCAGCAGGATTCTGTGCAGCAAACTTTTGAAAGTCACTGACGTCCTGCTGATAGCGAGAGTTGGCCTCAAGGGCAGAGTCCTCACCTTTTCGTTTGGCAACGGCATTGGCGGTATTGGATGCAGCCCGAAACGCGGTGCTCACAATATTGGAACGCTGAGACGCCTCAAAGACTGCTTGCTGCGGCCCTGGTCCGAGTGAAAGCCTCGGGCCGCTTTGATATGTGATTTGCGGAAGCTTGGCCACAATACTACCCCTTTCCAAAGGCTGACGGATTCTTCCCGTAAGCAGTAGCGAGAGACCCAAGCCCACCAATGGCAGAGCTTATGCCAGCGTTTTGAATTTGGTTGGCAGCCATGTCGCCACCCTTTAAAGCAATCTGCTGGTCGATCTTCGTTTTGGTTCGCTGCCAGCCAAGAGCAGACTCAAACTCGTTACTCATTGCGCTGATGTAGTCATCGGCAGTCCCTTCAAACAAAATATTAGACGCGCCCACACCAGCCCTGGCGGCGCCTACCGTCTGATTCATCTGCTTTCTCATCTGCATTAGGTCGCGCTGACCCTGCATCTTTATTCGGTTTGCCTGAGTCCTTGCAAGTTCTTTAGCGTCGTCCTCTCCACCGCCACCGAAGATCCCAGCGACCCCGCCAATAACGCCGCCAATAGCCGCGCCCCACGGGCCGCCAAACTGAGCGCCAATAGCCGCTCCTTGAGCTGCGCCCCCAATGCCACCGCTTATTTGTGACTGTTCCATACTGCTACCTTCGACGCGCGTCGATCAATGACGAGCTCTTGAGTTTGACGTTTTTCCCCTGCATCCCGTCCCTGGCTGCCGCCTGGCTCAGTTTAACGCCATAAAGGTTCCAATAGTCCGCCTGTAGGTTTCTATTTTCTGTGATCGGTATAGCAAGATCCGCGGCAAGACGGGTCGCCAGGGTTTGAACAAACATATTGCTGAAGAAACCGGTATCAACGACTCGCCTAACGCCTTTCATGTACACGGTAGAGGCGTCACAGAGAATAAACCTACCCTCTCTCTCCCAGTGGACCGGCGTTTCGCATGCATCAGCGTGTACATAGAAAACCTGCAGCCATTCCTGTGGCATGGGATGAGCGAACAAATTTGAAAACGCATCCTTATTGTTGACTGTTGATATGTCTCTGGCCCGAGCGAACGACCAGTACCGGTCCTCAATGACTGCGTCACGCACAAACGGGTAATGGTCTCGGCAATGCTCAGCAGTTCTGGATGCCTCATCAATTGACGTGATTCTTTTGGTTCCAAGATACGACAGCGCCTGGTTACAGATGCTGGTCTCTGAAATCATCGACCGGTTTGTTTGAGTAGCCATGTTTAAACTCCTAGTTAGGCGACACTGTCAGGCCACCACAATACCCTGGCGGGGTGTAATCTTCGTTGTTTCGTCTCAATGCAAGGTACAGTTTTTCTACATCAAATTCTGTGGCGTCTCCACCTATAAAAGATGCGACCAACATCCTAGCTCGCGCTAAAACAAAGGCGTTATCTTCGCCCAGTGGCGCGGAGGGGTCCTTTAACCGACCGAACATGGGGGACCCCGGTATAAAATAGTTGCTAGAAAAAGCGTACACGGTCGTAGCTGGCATTGACAGTGTGGTGGTTGTAGGTCGCCCATCAACAATTCTCGAATACGTCCCACTGGCGTTTAGTGTTATGGCAAGGTCTTCGTATAGAGACCCTGTTCCGTTAAAGTCGTAGCCATCAGTTATGAATGGCGCAGACACGCTGATTTGGAATGTAAGTAAATTCCAGTTGGCAAACATACTGTCGTCAAGGTCTATAGTTCCAAGTCCAATAGCCGTGGAGGGTCCCTCTGCCCGGTTATTAGCGACGGTGGTGGTACCAGCGCAAAGTACGTTAAAACTTATTGTTTTGGCGGAAACATCCACATTAAAACCGATTTCAGGAAGGATTAAACCCGACAGCACCTCATTCCCTAACGCATTTGTGAAAGGTATTTTGCAAGGCCGTGCGTAAAGAACTACACCCCCGCCATTTGATAGTGTTGATGATGAAGAGCTTAATTCTTTAAACACCAACGCGCCCGAAAAAGAGTTGCCGGCAGTAGTGCCGTCGGTTCCCAAAACCTCCAATACCGGCCACCCCCCGGACTGTATTATGTCTACACGTGCTACTTTTATGTTTTCTGTGCCCCCGCAGTCGTCTACGAAATTCAGCTGCGGGTCGGAGGTTGTAAATACCGAAGACTCACCGCCGCCCAATGTAGTGGTTTTATTAAAATCCAACGTCGAACCACCCATGCTTACAGGAAAACCAAACAGCGTTCTTGCCTCTGCCGTAGTTGCAGCCGTTTCACTCACGTCCACAACAAACTCGCCTGATATGCCTCCAAACTGTGACGACACGTAAGAGTCATACGCATCACATGCGTAAGGCAAGCACTCAGTAAGCACCGGCTCTGGCACGTCAGTGTCACCCGGTGTGACTTCTTCTATTTTTTCGCCCCTGCAGTCGCAAACCGTTCCTTCAATCTCCTGCAAGATGAAAGTGGCTTTGTCCATCGTGTACTCGAACTGTTCCGTAGGAAACGGGTTGCCGTCTGACACACTGAACGACGTCTCAATCGGTGTCTTGCGTCGGATGACAAGACTCGCGCCAGAAGACAACGGGGCCGCAAGCGTAATTGTGCCTTGGGCAAAGATAGGGTCACGGTACTCGCTAAACTTAATGCTGTAGTGGAAGCCGTTAGTCAGCAGTGTAAGAGTTCCATCCAAAGCCTGTTTAAACACTTGTATGGCTTCAAGGCCCGTGGACTCAATGAAGAACGGGTACTCGGTGTCTGACTCTCTCGCGTAAACCTCTTGAAAATATGCGCTATCGACGGTCATATATCGTCTCCCGTGAACACGCAGCCTTCGGGTGGTTCATACGTGACTCTGTTGCGATTAAATGCGAGCTTAAAGTCTTCGTAAGTACCCACGGTCCCGTCGCCAAGCCCCCCTAGAGCCGCAGCGTGAACCGTGGTGTTATCGGCCCAAAAAAACACGTTACCTGGGTTGGCGCTTGGGGGAGTTGTAGGCCAATCCTGCTCGACAAGCCCCTGCACAGGCTCGTCGGCGGGTCTGACCGTAGTAAACGTCACGTCTACAGGGTCAAAGTCTGTCTCAAAATCCCCTAACTTAATGCTTCCAGAACAGGTGGCCCAAAACCCAGCCCTAGTACCAAAGGCGCCGCCTGTATATTGGACCCTTCGCACATTGCTGACGTTAGTAGAAACCTCAAAAGGCACCCACAAATCTGTGGGGTCAGGGAACACATCCTCTATAAGGAAATCTTTTACCCACGTGGGGTTGGTGTATTGATCAACCGGTTGCGGCCCGCTGAAGGGAAGCGTAGGCCAAAGAGTCTGGTATTCGGTGCTAGTCAACCCAAAGGCTGGGTCACGCGGGTCACCATCTAAAACTATGAATGTGGGGCCGACAAAGATCATAGTTACACGCACCGTGTCATACTCGCCGCTGCTGTCGGTGTCTATAAAAGATATAGAAAACTCGACCCTATCACGTAGAATCTGCCCATCGTTCCGCTCTAAATAATAGTACATGGCAAATTTAGTGCGTAGGCTGTTCAGCTGAGAAATTGTTCCCCCTAGCCGCTGCCCATACGGACCTATAATTGCACGTAGACTTTCGTTACCCGCAGTCGGCGGGTCGCGCTGCACTATAGGCCCGGCGACACCTCCTATTAGGTTGCCATTACTTAATCCCATGTATAAGTTTTGCGGGTTTGGGTCGCAAGAATCTATAGGAGATTGATTCCCTTCTGGCAACGTTAACTGCACGTAACTGAATGCTGTAAATATCGGGCTTGCGCCAAACTTAAAACCCTCTGGCGCATCAGGGAACGGCCACACTTCTTCGCCCGACGTCAGATTGACCCAAGACGACTGAAAATTGATCTTTTGGTAGTAATCTTCTATCGCGCTGCATGAATAGGGTTCGCACTCAGGCCCAACAACGGTCGGGTCCAAAGGGTCGCCGGGTGTGGCCTCTTCAACAATCGCACCTCTACAATCGCAGATCGTGCCCTCCAATTCTTGGAGGATAAACGTCGCTTTATCCATCGTGTATTCAAACTGCTCAGTGGGGAACGGGTTGCCGTCCTGCACTTCAAAGCTAGTCTCGATGGGAGTCTTGCGACCTATCTCGATCTTCTCCCCCGGCAGTAGCTTACGGTTCAGCTTGATGTACCCGCGTTTAAATATGGGGTCACGGTACGGGTCAAGGAACAGGTTGTACCGAAGATCGGTCTCTGTGTTCACGTCAACGACAGCAATGTCTGATTGCACAGTGCCGGTAAGGTCGGTTGCAATCACGTAGAACTGAGACCCGCTCAAAGCAATGGCATCAGCAATGCTGTCGTTAACCGTAAACGTGTAGCTCGCAGACGTAGCACCAGAAATAGCAACACCCTGCTTGTACCACTGGTAGGTGAGTGTCCCAGCACCAGCGGAGTTGCTGCTTGCCGCCACGGTAAGTGTAAACGCACTCCCGTAGTTTACCTCTACGCCTACAGGCTGGGTGTCGATCTGTGGACTTACGTCCGTGACCGTCAGTGTTACCGTATTGGACTGTGCTGTGCCGTTGCTATCAGTGACTACTACATAAAACTGATCACCATCATTTGCTACGGCAGTGGTCGGTGTAAACGTCGCGGAAGTCTCGCCGCTTATTGCACTATCGTCTGAAGCGTCGTACCACTGGTAGGTAAGCGAACCCGCAGACGCGGTGGCTGCTACTGTGAATGTAGCCGTTTCAAGCTCATTGACTGTAGTGTTTACCGGCTGAGTGTCTATGACAGGAGCTAGATCGAGAACTGTCAACGTCACCGTATTCGATTGAGTGCTGTCGTTATCGTCCGTAACAATCACATAAAACTGATCACCGTCATCAGCAAGCACGGCAGTGAAGTCGAAGGTCGCCGCCGTCTCTCCACTGATCGCACTATCGTCACTGGCGTCGTACCATTGATACGTCAGAGTTCCGCCGCTTGTGGTGGCTGCTACAGTAAACGTCGCCGTTGTATTTTCATCCACTGTAGCGTTAGTCGGTTGCGTGTCGATGGTTGGCCCAGTGATAACCTCGTTTACTGTGAGCGTGACGGTATCTGACTGCGTAGACCCATTGTCATCCGTAACGATTACATAGAACTGGTCGCCATCATTTGCCAGGGCCGTGGTGAAGTCATACGTGGCGGCAGTCTCTCCGCTGATTGTGCTGTCATCGCTGGCGTCATACCACTGGTAGGTAAGCGTTCCTGTTCCTGTGGCGGCTACTGTGAAACTGGCGTCATCGCCTTCATCAACCGTGTCATCGGTTGGCTGCGTATCGATAGTTGGGCCGGCGGGTGCGGCTGGCGGACCCTCAAGCGGGAGAGGACCGGTGGACGGCAAAAAGTTGCCGGGGTAGCGCGCAACGCCTTTTGTAACCCTAAAATCATCTACCCAACCGTCCATGCTGTGGTCAGCGGTGTTTAGTTTTCCTATGTAAAAATCGCGAGCAGAGTAGTTAGTTATTGTGCCGCCAGTCCCTGACACAAGAAGGTTGCCGTCTATATGAATCCTACGTGTGCCCGACTCGTTGCTGACCGAGATGTGGTACCACTGGCCGGTAGTAAATCCGTGGTTTGTCGGAGCCACCATCTCAGCCCCGAGTATGTCGCGCAAATATATCTTGCCGCCAAATACGAAGCACCACACATCGACGTTGCCGCCGGTGGAAGAACACTTAGACCACAAGGCATCAAAGTTAGGTGACCCAGTTAGCGTGTTGAAACGGTACCACCCCTCCACGGTCCAATCGCCTGACGAAAAATCAAAATCCGCATCGTAAGTAACACGAACATAGTCGGTGCTGTCGATTCTTAAAGAGGTATCACCGAACTTTTTCTGTGCGTCATCGAGGTCCGCACCAACTAGCGATATAGTTTTAGCTGCCGAACTTTCGTCGGTGGTGGTGGTGGCCCCATCGGCGCCATCAAAAGGCAACAACAAAACGACGTCATCAAAGTAATCGTCGTAGGGGCCAGTCTGTGAATGAGCAACCAGAGGCGGTGTAAACGCGGCGGTGTATCGAGCAGCGCCTTTGGTAATGCGGAAATCGTCAAGGTGCCCGTTAAAATAGCCGCCAGTTAAAGCTCCGTTATAGTAATCGGCTCCAATACTATTGTTGGCAGCCATCGGCCAAGATGTCGCTAAAGCTGCCGACCCTTGAGAGACACCATCTAAATACAGCGTAACCGTACCCGATGACCTCACCATGGCTACGTGATACCAAGTATCTATCGCGACAGTCGCGCCAGAACCCGAAATTAGAAGGGCATTGCCTCCAAATATATTTAAGTGGCCACCCGTATCCACGTAAAAAATAAAACCATCAGATAAAAAATAGTCTTTGTTTTGGAATATCAGGTTATTTGATGCAATGGTGCTAACACGTATCCACGCCTCAATGGTGAAGTCGCCTGTACCGAAATCTAAAGCTGCATCAACTGGAAGCTCGAGATAGTCGCCTGTGCCATCTAAAAGCAAAGACGCACCGCCGAACTTAGATTGAGCGGTATCTATCTGAGCGCCACCTACAGCGGTTACGGTGTTTCCTAATTCGCTTTCGTCAGTGAACGTAGTGCTGGCGTCTGCCCCGTCCATTGGGAGAAGCAGCGATACTTCGCTGAACCGTGGGTCGATAATCGGATGCGCTTCAGTAGGCGGTGTAAACGCGGCGGTGTATCTGGCGACGCCTGTAGTTATCCGTAGGTCATCTATACGACCCGTTACAGAAGCACTGTCAGCTTGACCGATAGTTAGCGGTATAGAAGTTAATGCCTGTGGGGTGCCAGAATAGCTCCCTGTTGCAACAGAGACGCCGTCCAGCCATAACGTAACGGTTGTGCCCGATAACGTCATAGCTATGTGATGCCAAGTGTTTACAGACAGCAGACTTGCTGCGCTATTTATAAACAACCCAGCGCCGTTGAAATAATAAAACGAAATAGAGCCGTCTGTTCTAGGGCCAAACGTCCAGTAATTTGTGCTACCCGCCGGTTCAACGTTGCCCACCATAGCGGGGTAGTCATTAGAGAAAGCGCTATATGACCAGTCAGCAAACGACGCAGCTCTAACCCAACACTCAATAGTGAAATCTTGCTGCCACCATTTTATAAGTGCTGCGGGAGGAGACGATATACTGATGTAGTCGCCCGTTCCGTCAGACAGAAACGAAGACTCACCAAACTTCTTTTCGGCAGTGTCTAACTGGGCGTCACCCGCCACAGACAGAACGCGCTGACTTTTACTATAGTCAATAAAGTCTGTGCTGGCATCTGGCCCATCGAACGGAAGCTGAAGAGTAACGTAGTCGAAGAAATCAGACATTGTCGAACACCTCCGCGTAAGGCACGGGGTATCGGCTACCGTCAGCCGTAATCACGAACACCTGTATAGCTTCCACACCGATGCTTTCGATGTCGAAGTAGTGGATAAGCTCTTCGTTCTGTTCCTTGGTCTCGAATACCAGCTTGCTATCAACGGTCATGCTTCATCCAGTCTCGCGGAACAGTCTTCGCCGGTCGTATCTATCTCGAGCATAATGGCGTACAGCTTCGCCACGGCAGCGTTAATATCTGCAGCGACGAACCCAAAGTAACCCGTGAAATTGTACGTCTGAGTAATTGGCGTCGTTACATCAACCTCACATTTGCGCTCTGCAATCTCCTGGCAAATAAGCGTTGCCTTATCGAGGGCATACTCAACAGACCGACCGACAAAAGAATCGACCTTCGGCATATCTACCGTCTGGTCTATAAGCGTGTTCCTTTCGATCCTTACACCGGTAGTGCCAGCAGAGTGAATCCTGGAAAACGTCACCGTCGCGTTGTCGAAAAGCCCGTACCGGGTGTCACCGAAGGTCTCTATCGTGTACTCGCTAACAGGAACAAGGTATCGGCTGCCATCGATAAGCTCGTAAACTTCTACAGAATCGACAGATGAAAACGGGAAATCGGCACTGTATTTTCTGGCCGCGTTAAGCGTCTGATCGACTGGAGCGTAAGCAGTAGTTACCGTCATACGGAATTCTCCTTGAGCTCTGCGTAGAAACCAATGATCTCGCAAGCCAATGGCACCCGCTCCTCAATTCTTACCACCTGGGTCGGGCTCCACTCGTCCGTATTTACGCTCAAGTCTTTATACTCATCGAGCACATTGGACGCGCCTACCGGGGATGACGGATCTCGGTCAGCAGGGCGCTCGTCGTTAATGATGGGCCTGGTTGACTCCAGGGTGCGTACAGAAAACTCGCTATACCGTGCCTTGGCGCCAGGATTGTTTTTCTCGGGTGGCAGGGTGTCCATGATCGATCGATGGGCTATTCCAACCTTGCAGCTGATTACAGCGTAAGGCAGCTCTATCTCCCCGCCAGTTACGCGGAAGAAGCCGATGTACCCAAGGTTGCCGGTCGCCTGGACAATAAGCCCCTCGAGAGACTCCAGGCCCGTTATCGTTGTGGTGGCGGTATCGAAGCTGAACTTCAGCGTAGATTCCATGTAATCCCAGCTGCTTTTATCGGAAAGGCCCGGCACCGCCTCGAGATAGTATTTTTTCAGAAAGTCTCCCTCGTTTTCGGCATCCTTGATGGTGCGCTCAACCACCATGTAGACAATATCGTTGCCGTCATCATCAGCGAGCGCAGTCAGATCCAGCACACGGCCTCCGGTGAGCAGGTATCGCGACCAACCCATGATGTTGCCTTCGGAGTGGAAGATGGCGATGTAGCCGGCGTTTGTCAGGCACCAGCACATCTGATGCGGCGACCGGACGCGGACCATGCGCTTGATTCCAGATTCAATGATGTCCGGGTTCAGTAAGCTCATGTCGGGAGCAACCCATCCACCGTCATCATCGTTAAATTTCATTTCTCGAAGGCGCCGGCCGCCGTCCGCAGCAAACAGCACGGCTTCACCAAAGCCCACTGGCTGCACGTTAATGCCGCCATTGGTTGAGTGTAGGTTTACCCCAACATCGCCAGGAGAGAAGATAACCTGCCC